TAAGCAAGAAGAGAATATCGTCTTACCGATGCTAACTATTTCTCAAACTACAACGGCTAATGACGATGCTAGAAGAAGGCAAGAGAGTGTACTTGTTAACGAAAAGTATTGGGACGCTGAAAAGAATAGAGCCTTTCGAGTTCTAAGCCTAGCCCCCAGACCAATTAACATAAGTTATCAGCTAAACGTATGGTGCAAGTACATGGCTGACATGGATCAGATTCTTGAGCAGATTAGACTTAAGTTCAATCCTGAGATGAACGTGCCCACTAAATTTTCTACAATAGCTAAAGCCTTCCTTGATACTGAGGAGGACCTTGGTTCCGTTACTGCGGGAGATAAAGAAGACAGAATAATAAAGAAAACCTTTAATATTGTGTTTAGAACATACGTCCCTAACCCTAAGTTCTTAGTAACTTCTACCGGGAAGATTGAAGAATTTAACACAGAGGTTATTCTACCTTGAGGCGTCCTACAGTATTAGGCTCTCCCGCAACATGTGGACACAGGGCTACAGGTAACCCTAAGGTTACCGTAGAAGGAATACCCGTATCTGTGATAAATGTATCCACTGCTGGTGCTCCAATCATAGGTCCCGGTTCTCCTAGAGTATTAGTTCAAGGTGTTCCTATTAGTGTGGAGGGTGATTTTATTACGGATCATGGTGAACCTCCTCATAGTAGCCCAATAACTACAACACTAGCTACGAGAGTTTTTGTTCCATAAAAAGTATAAAAAAACTTGAGTTCGCTGGCTACATACTAAGGAAGGAAAAATTATGAAAGTAGTTAAGAACGACAGTCTACAATCATTTACCATTTACTTTAATACCGAAAAAGGTGCTCAAGAGAAATGGATGAAGCCGGGGGAAAGTATAGTGGTCCCCGACCACTATATCACGGAACAAATAAAAACTCTACACCGCCGTAGAATGTTCAAAATTTCCAACGCATAGGAGATAAATTATGGCCCCCAATTACGTTAGTCCTGGTGTTTACACAGTAGAAAAAGACATATCTGATTTCACGCCCTCTATTAACACTTCAATAGTAGGCATCGTTGGCTTTGCTTCTAAAGGCCCAACAAACAAGGCTACCCTTATTACCGATCAAGAGTCCCTTGTTCGTACTTTCGGTGAGCCTTCTGAAGCCATCAACGGTCAGGGTTTAGAGGGTGCTTTAGAGATCCTTGAGCAAACTAACTCCGTATACTTTATTCGGTGCGCCGATGATACGATAGCTGTAGACGCTTCTGCCACGGTGTCCATAGGCCATTGCCCTGCCATCGCGGTTTCCGGCCAAGCTAACAATGATGCTACGGCCAGATATGGAATTGAAGTTCCCGTCACTCTAAGAATTCAGGTCAAAGACTCCGAAGGAGTTGCTAAGTTCTCTGACAACGGGGGGGCTGGAAGAGATTATGTGGTCAACGTACCCAATGCTCGCTCTCAGTCCGAAGCTCTAAGGTCAGTAATTGGAGGCGCTTTAGACGCAGATTTAGTGGGCGTGTTTAATGACGGCTCTTTCGACAGCGGGCTAGGTCTTTCCGGTGCCATTGTTGGCAGCTTTGCGGGCTCTGGGGCAGAGCTTACTGCCAAGATCTGCGAAGGAACTACCTTCAATGAAGCAAGCGGAATAGCTGCTTTGAATGCTTTTGATCCTACGTTAGATCCTACTGTAAACTTCGGAATAAGTGCCACCGGAGAATCTTCTTCCATAACAATTGGAGGAGCACAGATTGTTACTACAGGAGCTAACAGCTTAAGCTACCTTGTTCAATCGCTGCACCCCGGTGCTGGGTATAACGGAGGGGTTAGAGCTAATGGAGATACTAGCGGCAACTCTATTACTTTAGACTCTCTCGGATCACAAAACTTTGTGGTAGCTGTAAACGATCAAGGCGTTGCTTTAGAAACTTTCAAGGCCAGCCTTGTCGCTTCTGGTGCGTTCTTGGAAGACGTAATTAACACAGGAGAAACAAACACTACCTCTAGAGTTATTAAAGGCAACATTGTTAGAGACGGTTCTGACGTTGCTGTAACTGCTCTAACTAAGTTTTCAGACTCAATAAGCCAATTAGCGACGGGTCCCTTCGGCACCTCATTCAACGGAAGTGTAACTGCCGGAGCAACTGGAGGTAGATTCGCCAAACTTGTAGGCTCTGCTGCCACCAACTTAGCTGGTGGAACGAACGGTATCGCTGCTACTGAGAATGGACGAACTACTTCTTTGATTGGTGACGCTACGACGGAACCCAAGACAGGAATGCAAGCTCTAGACGATGATGTTATCAACGTCGGCGTGGCCCTAGTTCCTGGTGTAGCCACACAAGAAGTTCAAAATAGTCTTATTACTCTAGCGGAAACTACGCAGGACTTCATGGCTCTTGTTGCTCCTCCTTATGCGGTAGGAACTGTTCAAGATGCGATTGATTGGACTAACGGTCAGGCTTCTACAACGGGATCAAGAACGACTGCGATCAACAGTTCGTTCGCTGCGGTTCACTGGCCTTGGGTAAAAGTATTCAGCACGTTCGACGGTAAGGACCGATGGTATGATCCGTCTATCTTTGCTGCTAGACAGATGGCTTATACAGATGCCGTATCGGACACTTGGTTCGCTCCTGCTGGATTCCGGCGAGGCCGTTTGACTAAGCCCACAGAGGTAGAGGTCAAGCTCAACCAGGGCGACAGGGACAGCCTTTACAGTGGAGGTAACATCGTAAACCCGATTGTCGCTTTCCCTCAGCAAGGGCTTACTATCTTCGGCCAAAGAACAGGCCAAAGAACTCCTACCTCGCTAGATAGAATTAACGTCAGAAGACTAATGATCTATGTGAGAAAGGTTATACTTGCTTCTACTCAACGGTTTGTCTTCGAGCCGAACGACGAATTTACTTGGTCACAGATTGAGGGTGTTATTAACCCCTTCCTTGATGACATCAGAAGAAGACGGGGAATTACAGAGTTCCGGGTTGTCTGCGACGAGACTACAAACACACCTCTTCGCGTAGACCGTAACGAACTCTGGACAAAAGTTCTTCTCAAGCCCACTAAGACCGCTGAGGTCATCGTGTTTGAGATCAACCTAACCAATCAGTCCGCTGATCTAGGAACCCTCTAAGGAGATAATTAATGGCAACATCATATTACAAGACAAAATACGGTAGAGATTTCACTCCGGGTCAGGGGCTTCCTACCGTCTCAACTGACCTTGATTCAGTACGGGCGTATCAGTTCGAAGCTCACTTCTTCGGGCTCCCTCAGGACATCACTAATGTGGCTGATTTAACCTTAGCTTGCAAGAAAGTTGGTGGTTTAGAGATGCGGAACGAGGCTATTGTTGTTGATCGTGTTAACGATAAGCTTCACTACCCTGGTAAGACTACTCCTGGTGAGCTTACCATCGACTTCGACAACCTCTACCTTCGTGAGACTGCTTCTGATCTTTATCGCTTCTTCCGTCACACCTACGACCCACTCACAGGTGAGATGACTAAGAGCGCCCAGCCTGGAGGCGGTGCTGGTAACACATTCAAGGCAGACAAGCTTGAGATTGTTCAGTTAGACAACACTCTAACTCCTCACTCAACCATCGAGCTTTACGGAGTGTATCCCACTTCCTGGCAAGCTGCGGAATTCAACTACGCTACTAACGATTTCCACATGCTTACGGTGAACTTCAAGTACGACTTCATGAACGTATACAATTACTCAAACCCTACTCAGTGATTTTAAATTAGGTTTTTAGCCCCGTCCTTTACCTGTGTGGGCGGGGCTATTTTTTTCATCTATAATAAGATATGGATTATTTCTCGGAATTACTAGAAAGCTACAGCAAGCTGAAGAAAAGGACGTATAAGATCACTTATATCAGTGAGAGTTATACTCCAGAACAATTAAATGCTTTCCCTGAGATAGACTCTGCAATTCAGGCAGCGGCAGCAGGTAATCTTCAGACAGGGTTAGGTAAGAATAAAAATATTGAGATTTCCCCTGCAAAAGATAAGCCTGGGTATATTACGATATCAGGATCTAATTTAACAAGTAAAAATTTTAACGCCTCTAATTATAAAAACGATATCAACCCAAACAAAACTCACGCTGGAAGTTACTCTAAAAAACTTTTAGGTGCTTGGGCTCCTGACACAGGAGAAGGAGGTGATAAGGGGTTGACCCCAGAGGAAATTGAGAAGAAGAGATTAGCAGACGCGAAAGCCGCAGAGCAAGCAAAAAATTTAACTGTTGAGGGAAGCTTAGAGGACCCTGAATATGTTGATCTAGTTCCGAAAGCTAAAGAGATCTTAAGCCGCTTACAGGAATTGGCTAGAGAAGGTCTTTTTGGTGACATTACCGAAGCT